GGCAAAATATTCTTGTATTCTTCTGTCTGCCAAAGTGGAATGAAGTCTATTTTAATATTGATAGATGGTACTTCAATGGAATTATTCTGTGCATAGGTTGTGGCTTTCTGTAATAACTCTGCACTTGTCGGTACTTGCCCACTTTCATAATCGCTTGAGAAATCTACGTTTAGGATTCTTGGATAGGTTGCACCTGTCTTATTGTAGTAGGAATCAGCTTTGTATGTAACCTCATCGACTACGGCAAATCCGTAGACACCATCATAGACATTTTCATTGTTCTGTTCTTGTGAGTAGTCTATAAGGTTTTTGCCGTAGGAAATTCTAACTCCGTTGTCTGCACCTCTGCGAGCATGAAGTTTGACAGTTAAATTATCCCATTCGTATTCAGGTCTTAATACATCTAATACAGAACCTTCGTAGCCACCTAAACATTCTCTAAAGTATCTAGGAATATCGTTTGTGAATGTACTTGTAGTATTAGTTATGTCTGTCCATGTACTGAAAGGATAACTTCCAAGCATATTCGCAACGAGTTGGTTCTTGATATTGACTGCACCTGTTGCAGTAAAAGGCTTAACAACCACCTTTGAGAGATCGTAAGTAATGTGTTGGCAATGAACCGAAGAAATCATATTGATAGGCTCATCAATTTTGTAGATTCTAAAAATCTGCTTCGACCCATCACCTACTGTAACTTTGACGAGTCCACTATTTTTTAAATCATTGTAGTGTTTATCGTTTACATTAACAGTAAAGTCTAGTTCATAGATACCATTCAGTTCTTCTGTGACTGTACAAGTTAAAGGTTGGATTTGACCTAGACCATTAGATGTGTCTGCGACTAATGTTGATAAAGACTTTGTGTTGTCGAGGATCTTCATAATCTCCACCACCTTGGGTATAACTTAACTGAAGTAAAACCACTTACTGTGATTGTGTTCTCTTGCGTGAGAACAGGAAAGCCACCGACTATGGTCAAATCTCCATTGCGATTGATTGAACCTTCGTAGGCATCTTGGATCTCACAGTCGATAAAGGTTGTCGAGGTATTTGCCGACAAGGTCAACACACTAGAATTGATGGTGATGCTTCCTGTTCCCACAACTTCAATGAGTGGGAAAGCATCGAAATTGGTTGGATTGATCAAGGACTTGGTGTTGTTTATCTCTATTGCGTTCTCACCCATTTTCAGCCATTTCTGTGGCTTGAAATTGAAGTTTAAAGTAAATGTTCCTCTGTCATTAAACTGCCACATAGAAGGCTCTATTTGGCTCTCAAATGAAGCCATCATGAACACTTCCGGCTCTTCGGTTGTTTCAAACCTTGCATAGCCATTAACGGCAGACAGTTCATTGATTAGAGAATTATAATTCTTGTTCCAATCTTTTCTAATGTGGCACTCAAATGGTCTAGTTATATTTGAGTATTTGTCTTGAGAAACTTGGACATCTCCGTTTTTCCCTGGTACAGAATAATAATCGACCATCTTTTCAGGCTTTCGCCATAACTGTGACCCATCATAAAAACAGTTGTAGTCAGAAAGGCTGATGCCGTTGAATGTTAAGACTTCGTTTTTTCTCACTTGTACACCAACCTTTCTCTGTTCATTTTCTGCGTTAATCTGTCGATCACAACATCTGCCAACTGATAGACATTTTGGTCTTGTGCGTTAATGGTCATGTTGATGGTAGTTCCTTTACTAGCTTTGGCGATCATGTTCATAAGACTATTCGTGCCGACAATGGTTTCACTTCCACTTTCGCCACCACCTAACAACTTTCCGTCCATCATTCCAAATATGGTAGGATTGTTTAAAATCATGCCGTTCTTCATGGCTTTGGAATACCAATCAATACTGAAATGTGGCACTCTAGGTGGCATCAAGCTGAATGACCCACTAATAGAGATGTGTGGAAGTTTCAGCTTCGGCAGACTCCATTCAAACTTAAAGAATGATTTGATTCTTTCAATTGCATTGTGAACGGCTTCTTTTGCCGAATTGATCTTGTCGCTTATCGCAGATTTGATTCTGTCGAATGTGTTTGAAATGGAAGTAAATAAAGCACTTGCCTTTTCTTTTATCGTGTCCCAATTCTTCCACAGTAAAACACCGATTGCTATTAAAGCACCGATGATCCCTATCACTATCCCTATTGGACTCGTTATGAATGCGAACGCACTCGATAGACCCATCACAACAGTTGTTATCTGTGAGATAAGTCCGGCTAATGGTGAAATGGATGCTATTAGACCTAAAATAACTAATATCGTCTGTTGCGTTCCACCATCCAAATTAGCAAACCATTGCACTACTTGAGTGACTACATCCAAGACTTTTTCAAATGCCGGAACTAACGAACTCGCCAAACTTGCACCCATTGTCAAAAATGCCTGTTCGGTTCTGCCTTTCATTCTGTCAATAGAGTCTTGTAAAACATTGGCATCATCCACCATGTCCTGTGACATGATTAGACCCAATCCTTCGGCTTCATCGCCCAATGCTTTTAAGGATGCACCACCATCATCGATGATGCCAGCCATGTCCATAGCAGACTTGCCGAAGATTTCCATTGACAAGGCATCTCGTTCGGTTTCGTTTTGAACCTTTGACAGAGCTTCTAACGAGTCATACCAAACATCCTTCGCATCTCTCATGTTTCCGTTGGAATCCGTAAGAGAAACACCCAATGTTTCAAACGCCTTGTTTCCTGATGACATCTGCTTGGTCATCTTTTGGATTGACCCTGTCATTTGATCCATGCTGACATCAACGATGTCGCTTGCGTATTTCATCTTTTGCAGTTCTTCAACTGTGAAGCCTGTTTGAGATGATAAAGCATTAAGGTCATCTGCCATCGATGCAGAGTTGATTGCGTTTCCTACCAACGCAGTAGCCAAGCCACCACTAACGGCAGAGATTGCTTTTGTCTTCTCTGCTACTTCTTTTGAAGTTCCGGCAATTACGTTAAGAGCAACGTTAGACCTACCTAGTGCATCTTCATACTCATCCAATGCACTCTTGGTTTCTATGATTTCTCGTTTTAATGCGTTCTGTTGCTCGATGGTTTCACTTGCATTCGGTGCAGATTCCATCTGCTTTAATGCGTTGTTTAACTCATCGAGTCTTTTCTTTGTATCTTCTGTTGCTTTCTTTAATAGATCCTGTTTCTGTCTTAACAGTTCTGTGTTCGTAGGATCTAATTTAAGCAACTTATTGACATCTTTAAGCTGACTTTGCGTATTCTTCAAGGAAGAATCTATCGATTTTAAATTTGCTTGGAATCCCTTTGTATCGAGTCCTAACTCAATGGTGATTCCTCTTATCTTTTGACCTTTAGCCATACTATCTCCCTTTAGAATCGATCGAAGTCATCCTGATTGGCGATTTCTTTCCAATCATAGGAATCGTTCGACTTTTCAACAAACATATCATTCACCATACCGACAGTCAGTTCATCCAAGTCACTCATGGATAAACCTACCTCGGTGCATCGTAAAAGGAACAGAGCGACACTCATCTGTCGCTCTGTGCTTCTACTTTTTTTTTAGGTTTTTCAAGTTGTTCGGTGTTCAATGCCCACAGTTCTATAATCTGTGGAAGAATCATATAAATATCGAACATCTCAAATTGGTCAAGCCAATCATCAGGATCTTCAGGAATAGAATGGTCATACTGCCATGCCATAACGTAGGCGATGTTCATGAAACACTCTAATTCATTCGCTCCTAGAGATTGGTCATTGACCTTTGGGATAAGATTTTGGATGTCTTTGAAAAGGTCTTTGTTGAACTTTTCTCTGTATCGTTTAACAGTTGTGGCAGTTGCTTTAAAGCCGACATCCTTGCCACTAATGCTTATGATTTTCTCCATATTTTTTTTATGCTGATGGTTCAGTTACTGCCGTAAACCAATTGGCATAAGCAGTTGCACCCTGTGGGCATCTAGCCTTGACTAACTGATCGTTGATTCTCGGCATTGCCGTAATCGTGATGGATTCGGTCTGTGGTTCGATGCTTTCTTCCTTGGTGCTTCCGTTCGTTGCCGGTCTTGATGCGACACATCTGTACATACAATGTTTCGTTGCTGATTCATCGCCTTCAAATTGGAACAGAAGAGCGAACTCTTTCTGCACATCGTTTGCGTGTTCAAGGTACATACCTTTTGTATCAAGGACTTCGCCAAGAACATCAGTTCTAAATGAATCAGGCAATAAGGCTAATTCTAAATCGCCCTGATATCCGTTGTTTGCGTTTGATGTGAAATAAGCGATGTTGTCAGCATAGAAAGTATTGGTATCGCCCTGTGCTTCCAAGGACAGAGAAACTGCACCAGGAAGTGCGACAGGTGTTTCATAGGTCAATACTCCTGCACCATCATCGGTGGCAACTGCATAATAGCATTTGGAAATGCCGTACTTGATTTTGTTTGCCATATGACTCCTTTATTCAGTAATTACTTGAGTTACATAAGATATTTGATACAAGTTCTCCTGTCTTATGTATGTTTCTGTTTTGTCATAAAAAAAGCCATTCTCATTAAGAACGGCTTCGATAGTTTGCTCTAAAGCAAAGTCTTTGGTGCTTTCATACAGTTCTATGTTCAACGTATCAATTGAAACATAGTTTATATTGTCAGCACCAAAGTCATCATTGTTAGGATAATTGAATACGATATAAGGTGCTTGTGGTGCTTCGTTGTTTGGAAACGAGTCATAGACAAAAGGCAAACCGATGCTTTCAATCATTGATGCTACTTCTTGAAATGTCATGTCAATCTCCTTTTGATCTCTTCCTCTAGCTTCTTTTGTGCTTCGTTATTAACTTCTTCAATATGTGGAAAAGCCTGAACACTCTGCCCTGTGTCTTTTCCCCATAACCACTTTGCGTGACCACTCTCTAACAGATGCGTAAGCATATATACTTTGTTATGGACAATTGCTTCCAAACTGTAACGAGTTTGGTTGAAAGCAATAGTCCAACCTTTTCTGTATTCGCCCTTTTTTCCGTTCTTGAATGATCCGGCAACATGAAGTTGCTCTTCTGCTTCAAAAGCCGTTTCCATCACAACTTTGCTACTTTCATCTTCAACCTCTTGGGCATAGTCTTTAGTGATTTTCATCACTTCACTTGCGAAGTTGTTGAAGTTTATCTTTTTACTCATTGCCTTTGCGTAACTCGGTGTATAGTTCTATCTCATCCACGGAACGATTGTATGTGCGATATATCGTGTATTGTTTTCCGTTATACTCGATAATTTTTTCGCCTGTGTAATCAAATTGAAACATCGTGAATCTGTATTGAGGATTCAATCCATTTCTTCCACCTTCAAACCATTCTTGCGAAGTTACCGAAGTGACATTCACATAGACAGGATGTCTTGTTGTGGTTTTATCCATTGCACCATACTCGTTCTTTGTATAGGACTCTACTACCAAATAGGCTAACTCCGATCTATTCATCGTTGCCCCAATTTGTATAGCCTGTTGCCATCTGCAACTGTGCCTTTTGCTCATCGTAACTTGCTTTGAGTCTGTCTTTGTCTTCGGCATCGCCAAAGTGATACTTGCAATAGGTACAAACTGCACGAATGATTAACGCATCCGTAACATTATCTATTGTGTACTCATTAACTCCGGCAATCTTCAAATCCAACAGACAGGCTTTGATCAAGTCCTCGATTTCACTATCAAAGGCATCGGTCACGATACGCAAGGCTAATTTGACTTTGTTTAGTATCGTATTCATAACTTCTCCTTTGGAAGAAAAGGCGAAGAGTTTACTTCGCCTTTCTCGTTGTTCTTTTTTTGACTTCAGGTATTTCTACTTCTGTCTTGCACAATTCTGCGATGCCAAGTGAGAAAAGTCTTTCGGCTTCTGCTTTGCTGACTTCCACTTCGCATGGCTCAACAAGAATATGTGTCGGTCTTGTGATTTTAACTCTCATGATTAGGC